TTGCGGCTTTCCAACTTCTCAATGTTCATTTCTGCAACACGCGACAACGGGATGCCATAGAAGAAAGCAAGCGTTGCCACAAACCACAGGACGTCACCGAGTTCTTTTGTCATCGCAGCCGTGTCGAGGTCTTTGCCGTCACGAAGACTCTTGGCAAAGAGGCTTTGAAGCTCACCGACTTCGCCGCCCATACCCGGCACCAGATACTGCGTCGTGCGTGCTGACGGTAGCGCTGTACCCCACGCACTCAACTGATAGTCATCGAAGTTCAATAGTAGCCTCCATCACATTAGGAAAGTGTTTCCAAAGCTCTTCAGCACACAGCAATGCTACGTCGCGATGTTCTTTCTGTGTCTCAACGCCAGTGCGAATGTCTACGTAATGTAGCCAACTACGCAGCGTGCCATTCATGTACATCTTACTCGTCGTCAAGCCCTCTGGCAACACCTTGCGAGCAACTTCTTTGGCAATGCCGTTGTTGAGTGCGTTCTCGTAAGCAGTCTTTGCCGCCCTGATCACAGCGTGTTGCTGTTCTTCCCAGAATTGCAGCAGTTCGCGATCCTCAACAGGCAAGCTGTTCTGACGGTTCTTCTCGTCTTGTAGCCGAGCATCTGTGAATTCATAGCCGTCAGCAACAGCATATCGCTGACTGAATTCTTGGAAGCTGAAGCTGCGATGACGCAAGATCTGTCGGGCAATGTCGCGAGTGCATTCAATTTCCATGCAAACATTTACCATTTCGAAAGGCGACCAGTGCTTATGCTTGATCAAATATTTGATAAGCGGCACATACTTTTCGTTGGCTTGATTTGCGGGATTGGACACTCGCGCCATATACGCGATCATCCGCTCTGCGTCAGGCGTTGTCCAAACTGTTGTTACTTTCATTGGGTTCCTTAACTTGAAGTTTCCTACCCTCTTCGATGCCGCGCTTAAGACCTTCAATGATTGCCCAACGCATCAGCGATTGACGCTCTTCATCAGTCATTTCAAAAGTATAGTCTGCACTACCATCTTCATTCTCACGAATCAATTTAACTTCCATTATTGTTCTCCTTCGTCATCAAACTCAAATTCAATTTGATCGAACTCGTCATCGTTCTCATTATCAATCGTTGTGAACAGTTCATTAACAAACTCTTGATATTCTTTGGGGGCGCTGAAATATTCAATTACGCCGAGTAGGGCAGGAAAGATTTTTGCATTAAATTCCCTGTCCTGCGGATGCAACTGCCACTTAGATTCGCGAGCACAAGTGTAGACACTTTTTTTCAAATGTTCAAGAAGCAGTTTGTCCAAAGTTTCTTCATCAAGATTTACTGATGGCATTTTTACGTTCCTTTCTTTCGGTGTCAGTCTTTGTCTTATGGCACCCCTTGCAAAGCACCTGAAGACCTTCTGCCTCTACAAACATGCGATCAACATAGTCGTCCCACGTTGTGAAGCCTTTCATTGTATCCACTACAGGATCGATGTGATCAACAACCACGTCGGCAGCAGGGAAATTTGCCTTACATTCGTTGCATTTGTAATGCTGAGCAAGCTTTCCTGTCTTCGCATTCACAGTTTTGCCAACCAATGCTGCCTTCAACACTGACCATTTAACAGGCCACCGTCGAGAAGCAGCACGCAATGCGCTGATAACAAAGCTGCGAAAGCGTGCCTCTGTCCATTGTCCTCCGTTGCGAGACTTAGAAGGGCGGCTCGTCATTCAGAGTAGTTTCAAGAATAAACATCAAGCTGCACATCGCGTGTGCTAGATGATGTAGTCCCGACTCGGGATCTCGCATTTCTCCGCGACGATACGCCCAAATGTGGCGCTGTGCTGCGTCGAAGTAGCGATTCGTCAGATCGTCAACATGTTTCCAGTTGTCGACGCTGTATTTATTTGCACCATACGTCAACACCTTCACCATCTCTTCGAGAGAATCTGGCTTCAGCAATCCGTAGCGGGGCTTTCCGTTGTCGTATTTGCGACCTTCTTCCGGCGCGTCTGACGTGATGCCTTTTTCTTTGAAGTAGTCATTAAGCGTTTTTGCGGTGGAAGCCACAGTTCGTTTTCCTTTCTTCGTAGATAGAGAAGCTGTGCGTTTTCGATAACGCGAGCTTCATTGTCGAATGCTTTGACACAGGCGTCAAACATCTCTTGCTCAGTGTTGCAGTCTTGCAACAAGGCTTCGGCACGCTTTGGGCCTATGCCGTAAACACCGAGTACATTGTCTGCTGCGTCGCCCATCAATATCTGCATGTACAGAAACCGCATTCCATCTTCTGGCGTAACAAAGAAATGCTCACGCTTGACGAAGTTGTAATGATGTCCCGGTACTTGTCGAAAGTCTTTGTCGACGCTGATCATGACGCACTTGTCACCAAGCGTTGTTGCTTCAATGGCAATGGCATCGTCAGCTTCTTGACCTTCAGAAATGACAGCATTCCATTTCGCGACCAGATGATCGCGCACAGCAGGAAGATGTTCTGGCTTAGGCGTTGTACGATTTCCTTTGTACGGGACAGTTGTTGATATGTCCTTACGAAAGTTGTTACTGCCTGTCAGATACAGTTGCCACTCGTCGTAATATCGATCATCGATATCGCAATAAAGCAAAGCGTCAGTGACGATACTGTCCACGGTGAACAGCGCAGCACTGACGCTTTCTTCTTTACAAGCGGCGGCAGACCTGAAAGCCATTACATCGGCATCAAGGAGCGCCTTCATTAGTTACAACACTTCGTCGTCGTCCAAGTTGGCGTTGTTGCCGCCACCGTATTCAATCAACTCAGTGATGACAAGCTTGCGAAGGGACGGAGACACGCCCTTCTTGTTCTTGTACTTCCACTCGTAAGGATTGATGACAGCCTTTGCCTTGCTGCCATTACCCACCTTCACACCGACGATCTCGTCGCCGTCAGCATCGAATGCCTTGATGGGGTTTGCCGACTTGCAGGTGATGAATCGACCCTGCCCTTCCTTCTCTGCCACGGCAATGCCGAGTTCTTCCAACGCCAGTACAGCAGCGTCAGAGAGGTTGCACAGGTTCACCTGATACTTACCCGACATCTCATTAACTTTGTCGAGTTGTGCCCACATTACGTCGGCCTTGAGCTTTACAGTTTGCGTTTCCGCCATGATGATTTCCTTTCAGAGTTGCCGCACAATTGACCACGGTGCAGCTTCGTGGTGAAGGACACATTATAGATATGTCACTTCGGTTTGGTCAACACCTTCGTTCTCGGTGTTGTTTATTAGCAACTTCTTTGCTGCGTCTACATAGTAGCTGTAGTCAATGTCGTTACTAAAATCTTCCATGTTGTTGCAGGTCTTCAACAGATAGTCTGTGTCGATGCCGATCCGTCGAGCGTCACCGTCCGGTGTTAGCGCAGGCATTATCTTGATGAGCTTGCCTCCGTTGATGCTCGCGTAGTAGCGACAGATGTTCTGCTGCTGCACCTCGCTGCCGTCTTCCTGCACCAACACAAGGCGACTGCTGCGAGGCACCTTCGTTCGCATCATGAAGTCGAACTTATTCGCATGATTACAAATAAATTCTTCAAGACTGACTCCTGTTAAAAGATGCGCTTCTGCTGCTTTTGCAATGACAATTCCCCCTTGGTCTTGATGCCACCCAAGTCCTTCATATTGATAGATTCCCTTGCGCTTTACCTTAAATTTCAATTCTGTCAATTTGATACCCCTTTACCTTAACTGATGCTGTCTTTTTTCTATGGAAAGCAGATAGCGCAGATTCTAATTTTAATTCACGAAGCTGTTTATAATTAACATCAACGGACTTGCCTTCCGAACATGTAACTCGGTACTGGTATTTTGTTTTTATATCTGAAAGCAGTTTACTTTGAGAAGTCTTGTCTCTTTTTTTCCAACTTTCTTTCATCTTATTGGAATGATTACTTCTTTTGCCGCTTGCCCATTCTTGCTTTAGTCGTTCAGAGTATTTTTTACGGGTAAGATCGTGCGTAACTACCCCTGTCGAACTATCTCGACGCAAATTGTATCCACGATTGCGATCACAAGAATGAAGTCTATCCATCCATTCTAGCTCTAAAGATTGAAGTTCATCTATTGAACAAAACTGCAATGGAAACATTTTGAAATTTTCAATTCCATCTCGTTTCATTGCGCTTAAAAGATAACGATTGATGCCTTTTAAGTTTTTATTTACAAAATTATAGATATACTGATGACATCGTCTATATATACATTTTGTTTTTCCAACATAAACTTTACCATTACTGGTATTGAGAATGCAATATATCAAGGGGCGATCTTTTAAGACAAGAAGAGGGGTCATGTTTCCGTTGTAATGCAATTATTGATAAACTGCAAGATAGTTGTTCACATTTTTTATGAACATTTTCGAATATTCTACAAATTCAAGTTCCAACCCAACCTGTTCCTGCCAGTGCTTACATGCAGTGTCATACCAACGACGATACTTACGCGGTAACTTCACGGTGACGCCATCGGTATTGACTTGAATCAGCGACAGTCCACGAATCTTCAACAACTTCTCAGCCAGCAGGCACAGGCTAAGCTGACCGTTGATGGTGATGCTCATCGTGTACTGCGGGTCGTAGAATGGGCTGTACTGATTGTTGCTGTCGCCATACACACCATTCAGAGCAAGCTTCAACATAGCATTCTCAGCCGTGCCTTTAGCGTAGCTCTTGCGCTGATTGTAGACGTCCTCGTAGATGTCACAGAACTTCTCGGACAGATGCTTCGGGTAGACGCGATTGGCAATGGCGATGTTCGGATACATCGATGAGACGTCAGCATCGACGATGATGTTGTCATCGTCAGCTTCGACGATGGTGTTCTCCAAACTGCCGTGGATGCCACCAGTGCCAAAGTCGAAACGGAAACCATCGACGATGACGTTGAGGTTGTCAGCTTCTTTCCAACACATCCAGTGGCTATGCTGCACTTCGCCTTTCTTCTTCGCCTTCAACTCCACCTTCTCCACCCATCCGAGCGGGTGTTGTTGCTTGAAGTCGTCAATGTCTTCGAATGATGGCACTCGTGGAAACTTCTTGCGCTTCGTGTAAAGCTGCGCGTATTGCGCTACGTCACCGAGATCGGACTCGTCAATCTCAGAGAAGACGCCTTTTGTTTCGCTGATCTTTTGCTTTGCAAACCAATCGAACACAGCCTGAAACTCAGGGCGATGAAAGTCGTAATAGTCAAAGAGACATTCCTTGACGTTGATGACTTTGCGCTTCGTCTGATTAATGCTGCGTCGACCCTTGTTGTCGTAGCTGTAGCAGCTACCCGGCAACTCTTCTTCAAGGCGCATGAT